AATCCTTAGAAAAGAAATCTTCTATTTCAGGTAATGTTTTTAATCCTTCAGGAGATAATTGCTTCTGTGCCTCCTCAGATGCTGGGTCCATACCCATCTCAATCATTTTCATTACTAGATTTGCCTCAGCCTCTGCTAATAATGATTCTTCAATCTGTAATCTTTTTTGCTCTAACATCTCATTATAAGATGTGTCATCAACAGCTCTAAATTGTACTTTAGAATATCTCTTTGCAAATTCACCTGTCAATACATTAATTACATTAGGTATGATAGGATAAAATTTTAATTCAAGTGCTGAATCATTCTCAGCTGTTAGTGTATCCATTAAGTCTTTATAGTCATTATCTGGCTCAACTATGTAATCAGATTTATCTATAACTCCTTTTGCTAACTTATAATTCTTTAATAGTCTTCTTGAATTAATACGTAAAAATTCTATACCTTGTAACTCCAACCAATCTAGATTCCAAGCTGCCCAATCATCAGTCTTTTTTGAGTAAGGTAAAAACTGTGTTGGTTGTGTTAAGCTAGAAAATGTAGGCCCGCTCTCAGCTTTGGCCCCATTTTTCATTTGCATTGCATTTAATACTCTCATCTAGATTATTTTTGGCTATTTAATATTTTTAAAACCAGACCTTCTTATTTTCTGACCACCTAATGTTCTCCTACGGCCTATATTTTTAAACGCACTGGTATACTTTAATTTACTTATTTTTTCTGAATTTACCAAAGAATCACCTTCTGATTCACGCCTTTTGGCATAACCTCTATTAGATTGTTGTATTTTAACAAAAGCAACCAATGCTCCAAACGTAACTAACCTATCCACGTTAAGACCTGGATAATATGCTAACATTTCTTTTATAAGCATTGGATCTGGTATTCTTTCAACACCTAATGTTTGTGACATAACATTACCTTCATCATCTAATTTTTCATCTATTGCTTCTCTTATAAATTCTATAGCATAAGAAATTAAATGACTCTTAAATAATGTTCCTGTATTTTTCCAACCGTATTCTTGGTATACTGTTCTGTTAGATCCTAAATCTTTTAAGAAAAGTATTTGTTGCTTTGGTACTAAATATCTTTGTTTTTTTCTTGCAATCATATGCTGAATAAATAATGATATATTATTCTCAACAATAGTCCAAGCATTATACCACTCTATAATTAATTCAAGTCTTTCATGTGTTTTATTAATATCATCAAACCTTCCACACCAGGCAGCTACTATCTTATCTCCTTCTACAAATACCTCAGTATCACCTGATACCGTTGTTCTAGTTACCTCAGTAGCATTTTTATATATAAATATACTACACAAAGAATCAGATGTGGTTGTTTTACCTTCTGATACAGGGTCAATAGAACCATAGTATTGCCCAAATTCTGGACGTTTACTAGCAGGTCTTTCCCATACTACTATAGTTCCAGTTTTATCAGTCATTTTTTTATTTACAGGAAATTCAGTAATTGGTGGCTTGTTAGTTCTTTTAGCTACTATACCTTCTTGATCTCTGTCTAATTCAATTAACTCATATGCATACTCTTTTTCTTCTATCTTTTTCATTTGTTTAGATAGAATACCTTGTGGAAATACTGATGCTTTTCTATATGCAAATGCCTCAGCTATGTTTAAAGGTTTCTGAGATATTCTTAATTGGTATTGTTCAGGTCCTAACTCTGCTTTCCATCTTTCTCTTTCTCTTACAATAGCTTCTATGGCTTCCTCAATTTGTGAATTACCCCAGTTATCAATGTATGGTGGCATTGACCATTGCTCAGGAATAAATAACCCAGCCATTCCTATAGTGCCTTCTGCATCTATAAGGTTAGTTTCTACTGCGTATATATCATTAGCAGTAGGATTCATTATCATTTCTTTTAATGGGTTACATTGCTCTAAATCACCAACAGATCCTGCAGCAATAAACATACCTGTTGTCATCATACCTGAAGACATTGCAGGACGCAAGTACTCATACGTTTGCATCATCTTAGGTGCAATACCTGCTTCCTCATGAAAGAAATAAGTTGTTGGACCACCTACACCTGATGTAGCATTTTTTTCAAATGAGGCACCTTGTATTTTAGATTTAAGACCTCTTGATGTTTTTCTATTACCTACTTTAACTTCTATTTGCTGTTGCCATAAAAGAACTTTCTCAGGATTGCTTGGTCTATACCAAGCTGTATGTTCATTAAGAAAAGTTTTGTATTCATCTAGAAACTTCCAAGAACCTTTATCATTTATATAATCTTTTAATGATGCACCAATCTTACATGTACTACCTTCTTCAAACCAATAGGTATTTATAATCTTTCCCATATGGAAATATGAAGAAGCTATCTGACGTTTTTTGAGTATAGCTGAATGCTGATTGTTTAACTCTGCAAGTATTTCATACAATGCCATGTGATATTGTGCATCACGTACTTTAGCAAACCCATATTTTTTTTCTTCTTTATCAAAGATTGGTAAAAAATTTAACCACATATAATAGTCTCTGGTTAGATACCAAATCTTATCATTATTTTTATATATTACCCCTTCTCTACATTTATTTTTTTGGTCATCCCAGTATGCCATAAAATCCTTTGATCTGAAAGGAGAACTACAATACAAACCTTCTTTATTAAATCTCCTTGCTTCAGCATTAAATATTAAACTTGTTTCATCAAATTCATACTTGCCAGGTTCTTTAAATATCTCAAAAATAAACTCATGAAAATCTTCATCATTAGAAAACTCTGTAGATGTCCAATTATCATTTTCATATGTAGGTATAATCCTACTCATCTCTTATGATAGCATATACATCACCAAACTGTAACAACAAATGCTCTTCACCATTATGAGGCATTGGTGTTGGCATAGCATGATCTGCATAATGCACTACATCTCCTACTTGTATTTCTTCTACTTGATCTCCTTTACCTACAACAATCCCTTGAAATGTCTTTTTCTGAGCCATTTCTGGTAAATATAATCCTGATGCTGTCTTAGTCTCAGGTTTAATTTCTTTAATTAACAGTTTTTTTCCAACTGGTATTATTACTTTGTTTTTCATTTAATTAAATTTTATTGATTTATAATTGATCATATGCCAATCCTGCACCACCACGGACAGAACTTTCTTGTTCTTGTTGCATATCTGTATATGCACCTTTGTATGATTGTCTAATCTGTTCAAATTTTGCAGCAGCATTTATCATAGAGTTCATATTACCGTCTCTACCATGCTCAATAGGGGTTACCTCCATATACTGTGCTAATCTGTCTAACATGGCTTTAATACCTACGTATGCCCTATATGTAGGAGTTTCATACATCTTCTTGCACATATCTAATGCATATCTTATTTTACCATCTTCAGGAGATTCTTCTAATCCTATTTCTTCTATTATGATATCTTCCTTCTCATGTTCAGGTAAATTAAAAAATGGATTTAAATCAGGGTTAGGGCAAGACATATAAAAAATATATTGATATACCTGCATATTAGTATCAGGATATTCTGTCATTATATTTTTTAAAAATGGTAATGAGTAACAATGTTCTGTTAATACTAATTTACTATTCTGTATATCAAATAATTTTACTATCATGCTTTTTTAGATTTAGTTATTTCTTTCTTTAATTGATCATATGCCACTACAAGTATAATTGGTTTGCTTTGCCCAAACAATAATACTTCAGTATGTGTATTTTGAAACTTATTAGTTGATACATGAAAGTATTCTTTAAACCATACTATTTTACTTAAATCTATGCATATTTTTGTTTCTTCAAATCTAAAGTCTGTAGGTACTTTTGACTTTAATGATTGTATTTCTACTGCTGCTATATATTCTTTCATTATTGATTATCTTTTAGCCACATTATTAAAGATCTAACTTCATCTTTTAAATATGGTAATTCATACATTTTTATTGTATCTAATACTGGTTCACCATCAACATGTTCATTAATTGGATATCCATTTTTATCCTCACCTATTTGTTTAAACTTAACATGTTGTATAATTAGTTTTCCAATCTTTAATTTAGGGTTATGCTTCTTAATAATATACGCATAAATACTTAATTGTAGATTATAATGATTAAGGTTACAATCATCTAAATGATTTACAGGCCTAAACATTTTGTTAGTTATTCCTTCCCAATTAGTAAATCCTTTATCTTTAATTTCTTTATTTGTTTTGTAATCAGTTATGTTTATATAACCATTTACAACTTCCACTAAATCAGCTTGACCACAAATAGCAGCAGACTTAAGGTATACTAAATGTTCTGGATATACCCCTTCTTCTAACTTCTGCTCTGGTGCAATTTTTACTCCAGAAGTATCTACTAATGGTTTTATAATTGGTACTTCTGTTCCATACTTTTGAATTGTTTCAAACTCAAGTATATCCGCTTCTCTTTGATTATGATAAAAATTACCTAGCTTAATTGCTCTATCTGTCTCACCATCCCATGCAGCTATTATTTCTTTAGGTGTCATCCCATACCATTTTGATCTTTTGTTCTTAGATGATTTAACTGCCTGACCATCTCTGTCAAACTTGGGTTTAAATTTTCCAACTAAAGAAGTAACACTTAACCAATCTATTTTATCTTGATCAATGCTTTCATATACGTGCCCTTCTTCTTTAAATAATATTGCCATTAGTCTGTAATATTAGTAGTCCACATATTTCCATAAGGCATAGATGTATGCACTTCCTGTTCAGGTACATGAACGTTATAGATTATTGTTTTAGCAGGCTCCAACAATGTTATTGCTTCTTCTGCAGTTATTTGTTCTTCAGCTAGTAGTTCACCTACTATTTGAGCTTTAGTTAGTTTGTCCATTTTCAATTTGTTTATTAATTAATTCTTCTTGCTCTTCTGATGTTATTGCATCCCATTTTCCCTTTGGACAATCAGAAGATAATGATCTTACTTTAAATGCTAAACTACATCCACAATCTGCACAACAAGGTTGTGTTCCAGGTGCCATACATTTATCACCTCCAGCGTCAAATAAAATACAATTTATACATGTCTGGAATCTTTCATCAGCTATTGCTTCAATATGCTCTTTCTTAAATATATTGTTTTTAATACCTTCTGCAATTTTATCTGCATTCTTAAAAACATCTAAATACTTTTTCCAGTCAGCCATTTTTTTTAAAATTTTCTTTTTTTAGCATATCATCATGGATTTGTTTCATTGCACTTTCCATCTGCTCAATATTGGTTTTTATATCCTCACTTTTTGCATAACCATTGTAAGTTCTTTTAGCAATATTACCTAATAAACTTTTATTCTTTTTTATTGCTTTATCTAACTTAGCTTTTCTTAATTCAAATGTTCCTAATCCCTCTACATAAACTCTTGGGAAACTTAAATCAGAAAGTTTTTTTCTTAGCTTTGCATAATAAAAAGTTATAAAATCTTCTACTACTTGAGGATGTACTTCAACTTCCTCAGCTATATTCTTTCTAAACTCCTTGTGTGACTTGGGGTGCATTGCCTAAAATTTTATAATCAAGTAATACTAATCCTTCTGTCTGGATGTTAATATCTGGTTTAATAGTAATTGTCTTTTTATTATTACCTTTTTTACTAAGCAAACCTTTTCTTTCTGCCTTTGTTATTGCATTTCTGGCAGACTGAGGACTCTTAAAAATATTCATATTAACTAATGTTAAACAAAACTTAGTTAACTCAATACTTGGAGTTTTAGATAGTTCACATAAAAACTTTAAATCAGAATTAGTTACTAATATATCATTAAAGAAACAATAAGTAAGTATTTGATACTTTATTGATTCATCAATATTAACTTTTAATTTTAAATCTACTTTTTTTACTATTGCCATTTTATAAACTCATTATCATATCAACCATATCTGGATGTGGATATATATCTGACTTACCTGTTCTCACATTACCGTGAGTTAATAACCCTTTTACCTTTCCATAATATGCATCCTCTTGAAAATCAAAACCTTTAGATGGACCATATTTCTTGATATATTGTTTTAAACCTAATCTTATATCTACACCATCTCTTTCACCTACCCACTTAATCCACTTTTCTGTAGCTTTAATTTGCTCTTCTGTGTAGTTGTGCCAGTGTAGTTTATTCTTGAAATGTTCAGGTAGCTCTAATACTTGTTCTTCCTGACATACTGAACCTACATATGTTTTCATTGTCTTACTATCTAAGTATCCCATGTTACATATTTCAATTCCTACTGAATGTCTGTTCATATATCCTGATCCAGTTTTTCCTAAATGAAATGCTTGTGCTCCTGTAGGAAATGCTTGTACCATGACACCATTATATTCATCATTACCATTCCTGTGATTGGTACCTCCTAATACAAATTCAGTTGCAATGCGTCCCCTGCTATCTCTTCCCCAGTGATCAATGCATCTATAAGGATTAGCATTACCTGCAGTATGGTGTAAAAAGATATAATCATTATTGATAGGTCCTTCTACATATTCCCCTTTAGGTAAATAATGCTTATGTATAATTTGATCATAAGGTGTCTCAAACATTTGACCTTGTGTATCAGTGTCTTCATCTATTGCTATAGTTAATTTACTTGGTAACTGTAATAAAAGAGCCCATGTGTCTGCACCTACTATACCATCAGCAGATAAATTATGCATAAGTTGAAACCTTATAACATGCTTTTCTGTTTGTCTTCCAAATATTCCGTCAGGTTTAATTAAAAGATTCTGTTGTAGTGTCTTTACTTCTTGACCTCTATCACCTTTTTTTAGCATCTTCATGATTACTCTGCACCTGCTGCCGCTTTTTCCATAGCTTCTTTAAAAGCTTTCTCATCTTCACTTGCCTCTCCTCCGTTATCTTGTTGTGCTGCAGTTTGTGCCATAAACATTTGAGCTTGCAGTCTTTCAGCTCTTGCTTTGTCAATAGTAGCTAATAAATCCTCATACTCTGCCTGAACAGTAAGATGTGGAATATTATCTTTATAAAACTGTGTGATTTCTTCTCTACGCTTAGTTAGTTCTTCTTTACTTAGCTGAGGATCCTTGTTTGGATCTAAATTTTTTACGTCTGCCATTTTATTTGGTTTTAAAAATTAAACATATATGCAAACATACATAAATAGTTTAACTTAAAAAAGTTTAATGGCTTTTTTTATTATGATGAAGGAAATAACGGATTATTTTCTAGTAAAGTAATCATTTCTACTACATCCGATTTGATATATGTTTTAAAATTGATAGCATAGTTTTCTACTGGCCAATTATCATCAGTAATGGTGTCACTAGCTGGTGTAATAAAAGGTGAACTACTCCCAGCCACTTTATAAAACGTATATATTTGAGGATCACAACATGCGTCCTGAACTTGCTTAGTAAAACCTAATTCTATTAAATCTGCCTCTGTCATAATCTACCATTTTACTTTGTCTGCCCAATATGCTGCACTCATTTTACCTTTAGCTATATTTTTACCATGTCTAGCTTTAAAGCTCTTACGTCTAGCCTTCTGCTTTGCTGACTCACCTGCTTTAGGCTTGCCTGCTGTCTTTACACCCTGTTGACCAAATCTAATTGTCTTTACTTTATCTCCTACCTTAGCCACCACTACGTGAGACTTCTTTGGGTGTGACGGAGTACGTTTAGGTTTATTATAACCTGATACCCCTGCTTTTGTTAGTCTACTATCTTTCTTTGCTGCCATTATCTTTTCTTTCCTTTATGCAATCCATGAGATGCGTGTTGTTTACCTTTTTTAGTTGCAGCACGTTTCTTTTTGTTTGCTGCAGCTAACTTAGCCTTACCCTTTTTAGTGCTCTTTAACTTATCAATAGTTTTCTTTGGTGCATATACCTCACCTGTCTCAGAACTTTTCTTTCCTGAAGCAGTTGTCCATTTCTGTTTGGTCCATCTAGTAAGACTCTTTTGTTGTTTTGTCTTTGCCATTATCTTGCAAATAATATCTTTATTGAATAAATAATTAATGCTGATGCAAGTATTCCCATTAAAGGATCATTATTATCCTTAACTACTTCTGTTTTTTCCTTGCAACATTTATCACTTGCTGGTTTAACTGATCTACAAGTAGTTAGTAATCCACAACATAATAATACTATAATTAATTTTTTACCCATTACTTTTTCTTTTTACGCACACAGTTATTTACTATTTTATTTCCTTTCTTCTTTACGCCTTTTTTTACGTAACCAGCCCAACAAGAAGATTTCTTTTTAGTTCTTTTATTTGGTAAAGCCATCACCTTTTGTGTTTACATTGAGTTTGTTCAAGTCTGATAAGATCTTTTTCTAAATCAACGATTCTATCTTGACAGTCATTAATTAATTTTATCTTTTTTTCTAATCTAGCTTCTATAACCTCTATATCATCTGACAATTGTGCTATTTGGCTATACGCAATACCCATAGTAAAAATAATACCTATGATCCAAATTATATTACCTATATTAAGTGTAAAGTCTTTCATTACTTCTTAGATTTGTATCCTCCTCCATTAGCTTTGTAACGTTTAGCAAGCATTTGAGCTTTACGTGCAGACCACTGTCCTGGTGCTCCACCTTTGCCTCCGGCTTTGATAGAGTTAAATAACCTTTTACGCATTCCAGGTTTAGTATAGTTTCCTGAACTATTTACTGTGCTTTTCTTTTTTTTCTTTACTGCCATGATTAATTATTTATACATTCTGGATATGCCTTATTCATTATGTCTCTAATTTTAGCACATCTTTCATACTCTTCAATTTCTATATAATACGCTAACATATTTTCAAATTCGGTTAGTTCAGGGCCATTGTCAGGATCAAAAGCCAGTACGGCCTCATGACCCTTCTTAAACTTCTTAATCATTAACTCTTCAAATGTTATCTGATTAGTTAATACTAGAAAAGAATTTTCATACGCTGTCTCAAGTAGTATTGCATCTAGTTGCATTTGTTCTATTTCACTCAGCCCATTATCCTCTTTATGATTATCATCCCATTGTCCCATATTATATTATTTAAGTTACACTGCGTCTATAAGAACAATATACTAAATTCCCCCAACCTATAAAAACTTTTGACTCACAACATAGCCCCCACCTGATTAAAAAAATTTTATATCCCCCCACCGGTCCTGGCAAAATTATGTATTTGGCATAGGTGAGACCCTATATAAAACTGCTCCCCACCTAGTGTCTGTGGTTGGGTTACCCCCCGTAATTATCCACACTTAATTAATTTTTTAAATACTTTTACAAATGGTTTACTTTAGAAAACTAAACATCAATGAGTCTACTGGCTCAGCAACAATCATTGTGAGCTCTGCTCCAATGTCACAGAAACAAACTACACTTGCTGGTTTGTCTGTGGGAACAAGAACTCAAGGGAACATCTCCTTTGGTGTGTTGTCCTTAATAGACCCTGACACCAATCAGGTAATGAGGGCTGATCACCCAACAATCAAACAGCTTGGAGCTAAGCTGAATGTAGGTGATGAACTACCTAACTTCCAACTGTCTGACCAAAAGGTTGTCAACCTACAGACTGGTGAGGAGAATGAGAACCTCTTCTGGGTTGAACAAGCCTAGATGAAGTACAGGGTGTGTGTAACAGCACACCCTTTTTTTACTAACCTAAACTAACAATTATGTTTTATGAAGATGCACAAGATGCTTGGGATTTATATAGTATAAGCCCTGAGCTAACATGTACGTGTGATGAGTTACACACATGTCAACAATGCTATGAAGAATGGCAAGAAGAAAAGAAACTTAGAGTTCAAAGACTTGAAGATGCTTTAAAAGAAAGTAGTAATAAGGGTGTGTGAAAGCACACTCTTTTTTTGTTTTAACTGCTACTGGTCATACATTCTTATACCATCCATATAACTTTCACTGCTCCCTTCCTTTCATATGCAAATATTTATTAATCATTAATTATAATCAAATTATGGAAACAAATTCAGTTTATTTTAGAAAGCTCAATATCAATGAGTCAACAGGAAGTGCAACAATTATTGCATCAGATGTACCATTGATACAAAAAGCTACTACATTAGCCGGTGTTAATGTAGCAACAAGAACACAGAACAACATCACATTTGGCGTATTAAGCCTAATAGATCCAGAGACTGGACAAGTAATGCGTTCTGATCATCCAACCATCAAGCAGTTAAGTGCTAAACTTAATAGAGGTGATGAGATGAAAGGTTTCAAGCTATCTGATAATCCTGTGTTAAACCTAACAACAGGAGAAGAATCAGGCATGTTTTGGATAGAAGCAGTGTAAACCTGCAGTAAAAGGTAAAAACTCTACAGATCTAGTGTAACAGCTAGGTTTGTAGTTGTTTTTTTTATTTAAATGTGTATAGCATTATAAATGTGAGGTCACATACCCACATAATACCACCTTTTACCACTATCATAACTATCATAGCACATTAATATATTAATATAGCTAACACTATAACAAGCGTAGCTATTACACTCAACAATACTACATGAGTAGGTTTTGTCTCTTCCTCTATAGGATAATAGACATAGTACCCGGAATCTCATGAGTCAAAACAATCTTATCCACTAATTAAATTAAACATTATGAAAAAAATCATTTATCTAATGATCATGCTATTTATAGCTGGTCCAATCGTACAATCATGTGCATCTAGTAGATCATGTAAAACATCTAAAATGAAGATGAAGAAACAGAAATGCTGGAATGCCAAGAAACAAAAGTATACCAGATGTTAAGGTATATATCAATATTCCTTCTCTTAGTATCTATAATGAGCTGTGAGAAGGAGCCTCTTGATATAATAGAGGTACAACAACCACCTGTTGATACACTCACAGTGTATGCTTTGGATGTAGAATCATATGTGTGGGATAGTGTTAATAACACTACAATCATAACTTATAAGTATTATGCATGGGATAGCTTTGATATGCCAGTGTATATGCTAGCATGGTTTGCATCAAACCCACCAAGTCAAACACAAAGTGATTGGCTAACATGGGCTAAGGATACATCAAATACAAATCCAGATTACTTTATATATACTACATCAGATAACTATATGAGTTTATATGATGTCTCATATTGGAATGCAGACTATAAGTATAACCAGTTAGACTTAGCAGATCTCTTAATCAACGGTGACTCAATCGTAGAGTTATAAAACAAATCAATTAATCAATAAACAATTAGAAATTATGAAGCATTTATTCAGATCATTAGTAAAATTATTATTCGTAGTAGTACTACCTATATTATTTATAGTAGGAGCATACATGATACTAACCATGTATGAGACATCCGCAGTTATACTTATAACTTTATTGTTAGTAGGCATAGCCGTAGTAGCTAACTCGGTTGTGTATTTAGTCTTTATGTCCAAGGTGAGAATGTTACCTAAGGCGTCTATAGAAATAGTACCAATATTTGGATTTGCATTTGGTGTAGATCCTCATCACAAGATTGATGAAATCTCTTGGTTGTTACTATTACCGTTTGTATCAGTAGAGTTTAGATCAAAAAAGTGAACCACAGTTCATACAAACAGTACCAGTAGTTAGTTATGTATAATATATACTACTGTAGTTAGGCCTTGTAAAACATAATAATGAGTGGTGGGCAAAATGGATAGTAGTAAAACCTTTTATATAATTGTTTAGGGTTGCGTTACTATCCATTATTGTTACCTTAACTGCTCCCTTCCTCATTTATGCAATAAATTAAATAATAATCAATTAAAATAATCATGGCAAATCAATTTAAGATCAATGAGATCATAGTTAACAACATACTAAAAAATGTTTTAATACCAAATACTCCGTGTAATAATGAACATATATTCAATATTATAATGAGAGAGTTACCAGATCATGCTAAAGAGATTATATTACATCTAAGTTTATCTAAAGATGAGTATAATACTGTAGCCATAGGTGATTTTGTAACATTAGAACCATTAAGTTACCACGCAGGATCAGAGTTTGAATGGGATATACTTGAAGATATGGGTCTAAGTCCAGGTAATGGTAGAGTATATGGTAAAGTCACAGGTGATTCATCATGGGGTAATGAGAAGTTTAACCCATTTTATAGCTCTATCAAGGTAGATTTATACTATCATGATAAACAAAAGAAGCTAAAAATATATGATCATCAAGTAAATCCATTAGATTTGACTAAAGTCAATGAATCTGATATAAAATACTTTGATATATTAGATACAGACGTAGTTATAAATCAAGAAGAACTATTTTCAGATGAAAAACAAGAATAATATGGCAGATATATCAATGGAGTTACTCCAAAGTGAACAAAAGTCATGGCGGCTATTAGATAATGCATTAAAAGATGCAAATGGTAAGAGTATATCTTTTGGGAGATATATGAATGATAAGTATAATATGAATAATGATGAACTAGCTAAAGAAGATAGTGAATCAATGGCCGTACTTATACTATTAAAGGACCATGTCAAAGAAATTAAATAGATTTGGCATAGTTAAGTATAAAGTCTTGTCAGATCCCAATTTATCTATACAAGCAAAAGGGTTATATAGTCTCATAGCATGTTATGCAGATAAAAACCGTGAAGCATATCCGTCTGCTTCAACACTTGCTGACTCAATGGATGTATCACAAAGATATGTCTTTAAGCTCTTAAAAGAGTTGAGGCAGCACAATTACATAAAAAGAGTAAAAGGCAAATTAGTTATTATTTAAGTGATAGCTATATAAGTGCAGTTTATTTTTGAATTTAACTAATAATTTCTTATAATTAGTGAGCCAAGGTAAGTTATATTTATATCTTTGTTAATAGATATGATAGTACAACTACCCAATGGCCGTATAATTGAGTGCTCAGTAGAGCAATACCTCTCGTTAACTGATGATGAGGTAAAAGATCTTAATGGCTTAAGTTCAGCATACACAAAAGAAGTGGTTAATCCCTTTTATAATGCTTTCTCAGGTAAAACAGTAGTAGTAGACTATGAACTAGAGTTCATAGATGAAAATGAACCTGCATTAGATGAGATAGAAGCATATGAAAAGCTTGATGACCCATATTTTCATTCAGATGACGTATAGTCATCACAAAATCAATTATTAATTTTTTAAAATCAAAAGAAATGCAAAGCAAAGTCAATGTATGTGCTGATGACATGGGTAATGTTATCAATCAATCAAAAAACAATTCAGAGTATGGTTATGTAAGACTACAACAAGTTAGAGTTACCTTTGGTAACAATGGCTGGGTTAAAAAGTCTAATGTATCAACGTTACTACAGGGTAAAGTAGAAGACTTACAATCCCTAAATTTTAAAGCAGGTGATGAAATAGCTGGTAAAATTGTAATTAAAGAACAATTAGAGCCATTTAATTCTAATGATCCTGACAGAGATTATAAATATGCAGGTGATACTGGTATAGTATGCTGTGTAGATGGTCAACCTATTTATAGGAAAGCAATGTTTACAGCTGATACAACAGCTCAAGACGTGCTAATAGCTCACACTAATGGTCAAGACATTAAAGAAGCTAACGGGACTGCAACTAAAGGCAATATCAAAGCTGCTACAACACTAGAAGCATTTGGTATTGATGAAGATGTATCTAATGATACTGAGACAGAAGAAGTTACTGATAAAGTAGAGGAGCTTGTAGAAGAAGAGGCAGAGACCTTTGATCTATAAGAGTAGTTATTAATAATTTGTTTGGTTAAAAGGGGTTGTCTAAGTTTTATACCTAATTCTTAGACAACCCTAATTAACTTTAACTACTCCCTTCCTCATATATGAGGACAACCTTTTACTAATCAATAACAACTAAACAATTATGCTATCTCAAGAACAATTAGAACAACTACAAAAACAACAACAACTAGAAAACCTTTCAAAAAGGGAGGAACGCTACAACTACTATGGTATATTAGCTGAGTACCAGCTACATCCACCATCATTAGTAAACTCTTTAAGTTATACAAAACTAAATCCGTATCAACATTTTTTGTTTAAACGTGTGCTTCATGGTCTTAAGGTTTATAAACCTGAAGAAGTTAAGAAGCTACATTGGGACAAGAAACGTAGAATAACTAAGGTTTGGAAACGTGGTCAGAGAGAGATTAATGCTTGGAAGCAAACTGTTTGTAATAAGCGTATTAATGCTTATCTTAGCAATACATTCAAGCATTCACCATTAGCACAGTATATTGCAAATATACCAGCTGATGAAGTATTAGACGGTTATACTAACACTATGAGTTTTAAAGAGTTAGGTATGACTTATGAGGATGTGATATTAAAATTTATGTCATTAGGATTACTTCCTAAAAATTATTTAGAACTAAAAAATGAGCATCAAAAAAGTATCTAAAAAAATGTCTAAATTAAATACTGCTTATAGCAAATTGCGTAGGCAGTATTTAACAGACAAACCAATCTGTCATGCAAAGATCCATAAGTGTTCTTTGCAAGCTACTGATATACATCATAAACATGGACGTGGCGTATACTACTTGGACACATCAACATGGATGTCAGTTTGTAGAAACTGTCACATGTGGATAGAAGAACACCCAGCTGAAGCCTTTGAATTAGGTTTCTCAGGCTCTAGATCATAACTTTATGGTCCTATAGCTCAACTGGATAGAGCAACAGCCTTCTAAGCTGTAGGTTCTAGGTTCAAATCCTAGTGGGATCACCAGGCCGGATGATGGAATTGGTAGACATGACAGACTTAAAATCTGTTGAACTGGATAGTTCGTGTGGGTTCAAGTCCCACTCCGGCTACCAGGACTCTTAGCTCAGTTGGTTAGAGCAAATCACTCATAATGATTAGGTCACAGGTTCAAGTCCTGTAGGGTCCACCTTTAACACCAAAGAGATATGAAACAATATCAAAGAAACAAATTAATTAGAATATTAACCTGGACATTAGTTCTGGCAACAACAATTATTATATGGCAAAAAATATTCAGTTGGATTACTCTGTAAATAATAGAGAAGTAGTTCAACTAGACGCATTAAAGATAGCAGCTCAGCATAAAAGATGTGGACTGGGCATTTCTATGGGTGTTGGTAAAACACGTATAGCTATACAACACCTTCAAAAGAACTTTAATCCTTTTGTGCAGGCTTTAGTAGTAATACCTAAACATTCAGTATCTCAATCATGGATAGATGAATTAGGTAAGATGAAAGTTGAAAAGTTAGTTAAGCATATAACGTTTACTACTTATCTATCATTAAAAAAACACAATCCAAATGACTATGATATAGTTTATTTAGATGAGTGTCACTCATTACTACCAGGTCATGAAGAATTTTTATCACAGTTTAGTGGTAAAATATTAGGCCTAACAGGTACGCCACCAAGAGATAAGAAGTCTGTAAAAGGCATGCTTGTAAATAAGTATTGTCCAATTAGATATAGCTTTGATGTAGATGATGCAACAGAAAGTAATATACTTAATGATTATAAAATAATTATACATGAGTTAGAGCTGTCTGGTTTGCCTACATTAAAGAAGAAAAATAAAAATGGTGGTCATTGGTTTACAAATGAGAAGAAAGATTATGACTATTGTAATGGTAGAGTTGCAGAGGCACAGTCTCCTAAACAAATACAATTTGCAAGAATCATGAGAATGAGGGCTTTGATGGATTATCCAACTAAAGAAGCATATGTTAAGTCTATGGTTAAAAACATAGAAGATAAATGTATAGTGTTTGCTAACACACAAAAGCAAGCAGACCGTATCAGTAAGTATAGTTATCATTCAGGTAACCCTAAGTCAGAAGAAAATCTAGATTTATTTTCAGATGGAAGGATACACACTCTATCATGTGTTCTACAGTTATCAGAAGGTGTTACAATACCAAGGTTAAAACAAGGTATTATTATGCATGCATATGGTAATGAAAAGAAAACAGCACAAAGGATAGGTAGATTACTTAGATTAAATCCATCTGAGACAGCAATATGTCATATATTGTGTTACAAGAATACGCAGGATGTAAACTGGGTCTCATCTGCACTTAAATCCTTTGATCAAACTAAAATTAAACGTTATAACCCTTTAAATAGATAAAATTATGGGAAAAATGAAAGAGCTCTTTATGGAGCAACAAGAAGAATTAGAGTACCGTGGTGCACATGACGCAATGATACACGGGCTATCAAGAAAAGCAATTGAAGAATATATAGATACCCATGATGAAACTCCATGTCCAAACTGTGGTGACCCAGCATTAATCAGAAATGAATCTAATGCTAAGTGCACAGAGTGTGCTCAGGAATTTGTTTATGTAGGTTCAGCACTAAGATTTTTGTAATGTTGAGCTTTGAATATGAGTGGAATGATATCTTATTAGATATAGAATACATATATGATCCAGGTGAACCTGATCAATGGTATGATTCCAATGGAGATCCTGGTACACCAGGGTATGGTCCTACTGTAGAGATACAGCATGTATGGGCTTTAATGGGAGATAGAAACAAACATAAAATTGACGTAGATATACAAGAACTTATTGATGTAGATCTAGAGAGCATTATACTTGAGAGTCATGAATGATATAATTATAAAAGATATAATTAATCTATTAGATAATGTAGATACTATACCAGGTTCCTCTAGCAGGAACTTGGAAGTAGCTATTGAAATATTAGAAGCACAACTAAAAAAAAATACAAATGAAAGATCTTAAAAAAATACATGATGAATTAAAGCATCATAACCAGGGAAGAACACCAGAAAGAATGGAACAAACCTACAAAATTATTGAAGCAGCAGCCTGGATGTTTGTTATAGGGATTGCAGTATTAATTGTACATAACTTAATAAAATGAAAGATCAGTTATTTATACAAGCCACAATAAAAGAAGGTAAATTACACTTCCCTATAAAAGCATTTGAAAATAAGTATAATAAGTTTCTTAAAGATATGCCTGAAGGTGCACGTGTAGAGTTATTTATAGGTGTACAAGATGGTAAAGGCAGTAACCCACAGTTAGCAAGGGTACATGCTATGATTAGAGAGATAGCTAATGAAATAGGTTATACATTTGAAGAAGCAAAATTACAAGTTAAGCGTAAAGCAGGCCTGTGTTTTGTTAAAAACAATGTAGAGCACTGTAAATCCTTTGGTAAGTGTGATAAAGAAGAACTAAATCTTGCTATTCAAGCTTGTATTGAAATAGGAGATTTTAGTGGTATGCAATTAAGATGATTTCATTTCATCTAGCTTTTCAGCTAGTTTTTGTAGCATCTCAGTTGGGTTGTTACTCTCTTCTTTAAGATCAGTTACAACTTTAGCAAAGTCCTCTTCTGTTACTTTAAGATCCTCATACTGTTCAAGTCCTTGCTCTTTTGCAAAAGCCTTGAATATATTAATGATAGAATATAAAGTATATAGTTCACTCTCAATTGGAGTAAACTTTCTATTTTTGAGCTTGGCTTTTTCAGGCTCCATAATAGTTTCATTAAAGTCTTGTATAAGTAAACCAAACTGGCTGGCATCTGGGTAGAACTCAATAAGGTATCTGCCATATATTGCTTGTAGTCCTGATATAAAAGCAGGATTAATATTTGCTACTAAATTTTTAGTAGTATCATAAGTGATAAATTGTTTGTTTTCAGCCATAGTAACATTATTAATTAATCAAAGATACAAAAAAGAAATAGAATATGAACCAGAACTTAATAGAAATTGACATAGAGCAATTAAGAAATGATGTCAATAATAAATTAGAAGATTCAGGATGGGCACCTATGCTCTCACCATTTATAAATGGACTTGAGTTTGATATGATCATGAATAAACTAGTAGAATGTGTAAATGCAGAGAAAAGATTTACACCAAGATTTAAAGATATATTTAATGCATTCTTAGAATGTCCATATGATGAACTTAAGTGTATAATCATAGGCCAAGATCCATATCCTCAGCTTGGAGTTGCGGATGGTATAGCTTTTAGCTGTAGCAGAAAAGGTAAAGCAGAAAAGTCTTTACAATATATTAATAAAGCAATTGGTACAGACCACACTGATTTAAGATGTTGGGCTAACCAGGGTGTATTATTAATCAATACAGCTTTTACAGTAGAAATAAACTCTATAGGGTCACATTACTCTATATGGAAACCATTTACAGAATACTTGTTTGAAAATATAAATAGACACAATAAACAGGTACCATCTATATTAATGGGTAAGAAGGCAGAAGCATGGCAGC